GTTTTTTTTTTTTTTTTTGGGGGGGAAAAAGCTTAGCTGCTTTTTCCCACATTACTCCCAAGATGGGAGACCACTCCAAAGAAAGGAGGAAAAGAACAGGAGCCTACTTATTGCTAAGAAGGTGATCCAGGTTCAATGCTGAAACGGAATCCCAACGGATTTCGCTAAAGCGCGTAGATCTTAATACGCCTATACCCTTCAAACCCCGAAAGGGTTTCTTGAAGGAGACCACCTTTGTAGGCAGAAAGTTGTCTGTCCGGGCGAATCGACCCGTGAGGGCTGATACGTCGAACAAACAGCTCATGCCTACTTCGGTCTGGGATGCTTCTTCGGAAGGAAGCGTTCCCAGGATACTCATCACCTCCGGAGAGGTAGACAGAGTACTGTGGATATACGTAGGTCCCGACAAGCCTGCGAAAGGCTCGGCGAGACCTCCACGTATACGTCTCAAAGGTATAGCCACCCCAACCACGATCTCGACCGTGAGGTACGGGAACAAATCGTCGACCGAGGCGGGACACCCAGAAGGGATCCCATTCAAGTAGATGACCGTCCCCGTAACCATCTGGTCCATAGATCGCTAACTCCTCGCTTATGAAGGCGATGATGATTGAAGTTGACTCGAAGTCGTAGAGCCGCACAAAGAAGTTATGCAACTTAAACAACGACTGCGCGTCAAGGGCTGTCTTCTGAAAGACAGGGCGCACTAAAGTTCCGGAAAAGTAGTCTTTCCCACAGGACTCCCGAAAAGGTCCCGAAGAAAAGCTCTTCTTCTCGTTCACTATGAAACCGCAAGCAGTTAGGACTTCAACAAGAAGGGAATAAGCTTGGACGGGAACGATGATATCGTCCCCGTACACGCTCACTCCCCACTGAGAGGTACCGACTGTCTCTTCGGCGCAAGCAGACGCTAGCGCGTAGAAGATAAGCGACTCCAAAGCAAACGTGAAGCCGTTACCCATTGTAGAGAACTTCTCGAGTCGGATTCTCTCCTTCTCTCCGTTCTGTTCAATGAGTGAATAGCTGCTCCTCTGGGCCCGAAGAAAGTCCCACCAGTCAAACGGTAGGAGACTTTCGACGAGCCCGCAGCTGACGGTATCAGAGGCACTACTTAAGTCGAGGGTGGCTAAATCCCCCTGGACGGAACCCCTTAAGGCCAAGCGCTGATTAAGCGTTTGATCTCTAAGGTCCACGCCCACTTTCCTGAGACGGCTGGCGATATGATCGCCCGTCGCGAGCTGGACCATGCTGTTAAGCATGGGTTCAACCGCGATGGTTCGGTCCGTCTTGCAGGTCTTCCGGACGAAGTCGATCCGAGAGTCTTCAATTCTCAGATCACAATCCGGCATGTACTCAGGCGTAGCCTGGGTCCACGCAGGAAGCTCACCGAGGATCGAATCAACGATCCTCAGCAAGTCCTCGCTACAACAGAAACGCTGACTGAGCTTATTAAGCGCAGAGGCGTCTTTCTTCTTGACTTGCGTCGTAGCCCCCGGGCCAAAGCGAAGGTTCATGTCGGAGAGAGGTGGGAGATCCCCAAGGATGGTACTGATTTTCCGCTGAGCGATATAAAGAATACGCTCAACGCGAGGGAGAAAATAGAATCCTCCTCTCGAGTACTTCCTAAAGATCTCATTCGTCTCCCGACACTTAGCCTCGGCCTCGCAGAACGTCTTCCAAGCCTCGGCTCGAGGATCAACCCCATCAATCACAATGTCTTCGCGCTTTTTGAAGAACGCGAAAACCTGTGAGTAACAGAAGTAGTCATGAGCGTCGCTCTTCGGAGCGTCCGCGGTGCAGAGGAAACTGTAATCTCGGGCCTCAACGGCCTTCGATACACGTTCCCAAAACTCATCGCGTCGAGAGACGCGGGAGAGCTGCACTCGGCAAAGAAGATCGAGAACCATAGTTCCCTGATGTGCATCCATCACTTCATCGAAACGATGAAGTGGTCTAACCGTACTCTTATCAAGCATAGGTTGGTAACGAAGCCTTATTGGGGCGTCGTTAGGTTGGCATCAGTTGCTGGGCGACGGCCTGATCAAACGGACCCGAG